TGCAACTTGATTTCCCTCTAACCCGCTATGTCTGGCTATCCCATCCTTTCCAAGCGCACCATGAGCCTTTAAACAGTCCACAATGGTACTGAAATGCTTGGCAGCCAAGTCTTTGGCAGCATCAGCGGCTTCATAGCTGGTTATAGGGTCGGAACTCCGTACCCGATTAAATATTGGCAAATCAAAAAACTTCTTCACTTCACCACCAAAATGTTTTTCATCTAACAAACTCATCATCAACTCCTATTAAGTTAGTGGGTACTCACTTACGCTTTCCCCGTTGTGTTACATCAGAAAGGTATATCTTCATCCATGTCTTCAATAGAAGACTTCTTCTTTGGTGAGGAAGTGTTAGCTTCTTCTTTAGGGCTTACTGCAAGACCCATGAACTTGCCTGATTTGCCATCTTTAATCCATGCTGAGAGCCAATAGGACTGACCATCAACTGTGATGTTGCCTTTGTAGTCAGGTTGGTTGCCTGTCTCTTTTTTGTCGTTCTTAAAAAGTACGCCACTGTTGTCACGCTGTTCCATGTTTAAACCTTTATTTCATTGAGTTTTTTAACTTTGTCATCCACTTCTGAAAGGAACTGGATAACCTCCATTTCGAGTTGTGCAATATATAAAATATTGCGCTCGACTCTTTTAATGAACAACTGAAGATGGCTAGGCATTCGTGGGTCGTAACTCACAAAGTCACACCAATCTCTGTTTGCACATCTCATCTGCCATTGCATCTGATCGTAGTATTTCTTGGCTATTGGTTCACCAAGAATTGTGTCTATATGGGTTGCTGTATTGGGACACTTGATCTCTAGGCATCCATCATTGCCAATCAAGCCATCAGGAGAAGCGGAAGACATAGGAACACTTGGATTGTCAATAGAGCCTACCTGATCCACCATATTGCCTGATTTAGCCTCGTATGCGGCACGAGCAAAGGCTTCATTCTCAATACCCCATTCCATAGCCGCATTGGTGTATGACTCTGCCACTTGGTTTGTCATACGCTCGACTACCAGTTGCGCCATGTAGTTAGTTCTGCTGGTGCTGTAGCCTGTCTTTGTCTTGGCAACAATGTCGGATATACGAGATGCAGTTGCTTTGCCACAACGCTGTGCAAACCATTCTGGCGAGAGTTGTTCAATATCGCTCATTCTTCCCTCGCTTTCAACATTTCATCTGCTAATTGATAAGCCATTCCCGCCCAAAAAGGGGCTAATCTTTTTGCTGGATAGTTATCGGGCGCTTCTTGAAAAGCATCAGGCAAAAATCCTTGTAAAGCCTGAGCCGCAAAATAATCCCGCAAGGTCATGCCAGACTGTGCAAAGTGAATAAAATCTTTATCCTCGCTGTGTGGTCGAGCAAATGCCGCTTCTAAATTCTTTTTCATTTCAATACTCCTTTACGCTTTTCTTTGGCATCAATCACTTTCTTTTGCCAATTTTTATCACCAGCGCAAGCAGAGTAAGCAGTGCCGTATACATTCTTGAGTTCCTCTAAAGTTGATGCAGCTTCAATAGCCGCCAAGTGGTCAATCATCAAGCCTACATCTACTGTTTCAATGTTGCCTGACCCTGTTGTTGAATCAAGGGCATCATGCTCAACAATCTCCATTGCTGTCACCCAAAGATAGCGTCTTTGGTAGGTTTCAACTGCACCAATGTTCTGCACTTCATGGCAACCCTTGAGAGCCGCAGACCCAAAAGGTGAAGTAATAACAATCTCACCTCCAATTTCGGTATCTACAATGCGAAGTTCAGCTTGTTCTTTGGTAAACGACACTATGCCGATCAAGCCAACGTCATCAAATATTTCCATGATTGGGTGTAGGAAGTCGCCAAGTTCAAAGTAGTTGTATCCAGCAAACTTATTTTGTCCTGACTTCTTGAGAACCTTTGATCGTAGCTTTGATCGTGCTACAGCCAACTTTACATATACCTCTAGATTTTCTTTGCTTTGTTCTTTCATGTTCACTCCTGTTTAAACTTTTGAAATGTTTTAAAAATGTCTGTGTTCATTGAGTTCGTGTAGACAAACTCAGATTTCCAATCAATTAGTCTTTTTGTCGGGTACACCTTTCTGTAAGTTAAAGATTGTTTGGGCGATAGCGAATTGGGTATCAAAGTCAAAGTAGCGTAGCCTGAACCAATTTCCTGATTGGTCGCAGCAGTCGATCTCATCGCCTTTAGGCTTTGTACAAAACGGGCAAAAAAGTTCATCTTGGTTTTCCTCAATGATGGCAGCAATGGTGTGTTTAAGTCTCATCTTTCTTTCCCCTGTAATCGTTTTTGAGCCACAAGGTTCTGAGCATACGCAATTCATCATCAGAATCAATGGAAGGCGTTTTAATGATGCTATACATAGCAATTTCAGCCCTGCGCTGCATTTTGTTTTCTATGCGTTCTTTGATGAAGTGTTGGGCATACTCCCAGTCCCCTGATTTGATGGCAAGAGGGATAGCTACAGAGCCTTGGATGGCATCCATGATGTCATCATCGTTGAGTTCTTGGTAGGCTTCCCACATAGATTTATTGAAATTCGTCATGGCAAGCCTTCTCAATCTGTTTTTCAATGAATTTGTTGTCCCTGTAAGATAGGTCATCAGTAATGTCTGTGACTTGACCATCGTGGGTCACTATGCACAGAGTCCATGAGAATTCATCGTAGACACCCTCATCAGGTGAGTAGTCGATGTCTAGTTCCCATTCTGCAATGAGTTTGTCGTTGTCACCTAGTTCTATATCTAGGTCACGCAAATCCCAAGGTTCTATTTCTAAGTCCATATTCACGCCTTTCAAATGTTGGTAAAGAGTTCGTAGTGTTACACACATTGTAGTGTTGAACACTAGGATATACCCTAATTGCGTTGTTTGTATAACACTACACAATCCATCCCTCTATGCCACGCCCAAAAACTGAAATGACCAAAAGCGGCAAGACCATTGCTGTACGAGCCACCATGAGTGAGTGGAATGAATTTAGACGACTTGGAGGGACTAAATGGTTACGACAACTTTTAGCAAAGTCAATTGAAAAGCAGAAGAAAGCAGTATAATGATTTGAAACTTGGCTACCTTTAGCGGGGGAAAAGGCGATTCGTTACCGCCCTGCCAGTGTTTCTTCAGTAACGGCAACCGAAAACGTAAGGTTTTATATGCACTACTACAAACGCAATATTGGTGACTATGCTAAAAAAGCAGGTCGATTAACTATGCTTCAGCACGGAGCGTACACGCTTCTTATTGATTCGTGCTATGACCGAGAAACATTTCCAACATTGGAGCAAGCACTTGAATGGACTTGGGCATCAACAGAAGCAGAAGTTGAAGCTGTAAAGTTTGTTTTATCTAGGTTTTTCAAACTGGATAAGGATGGCTGCTATGTGCAGGACAGGGTTCTTGAAGAACTGCTTAACTATCATAAGAACGCAGATACAAACAAACGAATCGCTGATGAAAGAGAAGCAAAGCGTAAAGAAAACCGCACGAAGCGTGAACCAAGCGTAGACGAACCTCCACCTAACCATAAACCACTAACCACTAACCAAGAACCAAGAACCATTAACCAAGAACCAACAGTTAAGGAAACAAGAGGCTCACGCCTCTCTGCTGATTTTGTTTTGCCAACAGAATGGGCAGACTGGGCTAAACAGGAAAGACCCGATCTAGATTTGCGGAGCGTAGGAGAGCAGTTTAGAGATTACTGGAGCGCAAAAGCTGGTTCAGGCTCTACAAAGCTGGATTGGCAAGCCACATGGCGTAATTGGGTGAGAAACCAAAAGCAGGTGTTTAAACAGGCTGACATTGCTAGAACGACAGTACCATCAAGCTCATTGCGTGATCCTGCCCTTGCTAAACTTGATGAAGATATGAAGAATGCCAAGCCAAACCCTGAAATACTTGCCAAAATCAAAGAAGCACTAAGGGGTAAAGTAGCATGACAAAAGAAGAAGCTAATCAATTGTTGGACAACTTAAAAGATGGCAAACCGCATCCGCAAATACTTATCAACAGAGCCCTTTTTGTATCAGGCGACCTTAGCGCATTTGATTTGGATGGCGAAACAACCTGCTGCCAAGGAATATGCTTGGCATCGGGCGAAAGAATTGGATGCTGATTTGGAATGCTTGTGGGTTGGAATTAAAGACGATTTAGTCAAAAACATGAAGGAAATCAATGATCTACATAGGGATTGACGCTGGTTCAGTAAGTGGCGCATTGGGTGCAATAGACCATGATGGCAATTACGTTGAATCATTTATGATTGACCACAAGGACAAACACATTCTCGCCTTGGTGTTTAAGAGTCGAATCCTATCTATTGTCGATCCTAAAGAAGGGGCGCAGATTTGTATGGAACAGGTACACGCTATGCCTAAACAAGGCATATCGTCAACGTGGAATTTTGCAAGAGCAGTAGGTGTTATCAGCGCAGTTTGCGAATTGACTAACTACCCTTTTCACTTGGTCAGTCCTCAAAAGTGGAAAAAGCACTTTAACTTGACAGCAGACAAAAATGAAGCCTTAGAACTTGCAAGGAAACTATTCCCAAAGGCATCGCTAAAGCTGAAAAAGGACATTAATCGAGCAGAAGCCCTATTGATTGCTGAATATTGGAGGCAAGCCAATGTCTGAAGTTGAAGACAAAAAAGGTGTAGTTATCAAATTTGATAACACTGAATATGAGGCACTTAGGGCAATTGGTGACGGAAACCTAAGCGAAGGGTTTCGGGTTTGCTTACGTTGGGCAGTGCATTTCCATGCCATAGGTTTAAGGTCTGATGATGATTTAAATTACATTGGGCTTTGCACAGTGGCAGATTAATGCTTGGGAAGGCTTTAAAAGTGCCTTAAAGCGATTATTTAGGGCTTGGGAATAGCAGGGTGGCAGTAGGCAAGAAAAAAGCCCCGAAGGGCTTGAGATTTTTAAGTGGTCACTAACTTACATAATTTGTCCTTGACCTTGGCAGTCGGGACACTTAAACCAAATGGGAGTCATTTCACCATCAAGGTCTATCCCCTCACCAACCCAATGAGCCTCACAACTTTCGCATCCATGAGTGTCATTCCAAATAGATTTTGCTTGGTTTTCTACTTCAGTTAAAGCTGCATCAAATCGTGTTCGATAATCTGATGGGTCTTCATCTGTTTGTTTGGCATCAACCTCAATATTATCTGTGCCATAGTCAACACCCTCAACGATTGAGCCAACTAAAAGGGAAGTCACTAGCACCCCTTGCTGATCCATCTCTTTCCATGTTCCAAGGCGGGACAATTCACCACAATCGACCCACTCGCTGACTAATTGGTCAAATGGGAATTCGTTAAAACCATCGGGTTCTATGGTTTTGAAATACTGAATCTGCACACTCAAATATGCACCGCAGGAGGTGTATTTATACACTTGGCGATACAATTCAGCAGGACTATCTGCATCGGGAAATGCCTCTGCAAAATAGCGATTGTCGGGGTCTTCATTATCGTATTCGGGCGGATAATCTCTCATTTTTAAGCCTTTCTTGGGTTGTTATAAGTGAGTGCTTACTAACTTAGTGTTCTATGTATGGTTCGCAGTCTCTAAGCCAAATGTTAAATTCTGCAAGTTGTTCTTCTTCAGTAGCAAACCATAAAACCTCAATAACTTCATCAAAGTCATCACGAGAGTCGATAACCTCAATGCAATAAGGAAAGTCAGGGTTATATTTTGGGTCATAAACTTTATGGATTTTCATTTAAAGCCTTTCGGAATAGGATTTTTAACAATAATGCAATTGTGGCGTAGATCATGCCATTTCTAAGATCAACAAAGCATTGGCCTTGCACTGCTCAACTTGGTCAAAATCAAGCCCTTGGGCTATGCTTTCAGCAAGGTCTGATGCTTGTGCTGCTTTATCGTCATTAGGCGCTGTAAGTGCCAATATAAGGGCTTGGGTTAGGGCTTGGGATTGTGTCATGCGATCACCTTTGAAAATTGTCTAATTTGATAAGCACAAGCGTAATGCCATGTCCCAAGGGCATCTACAACTGAAATCAACTCATCACGAGAAAATTCACTTAGGTCTAACTTATTGATATGACAATAAACTATTTCGGCAACTCTATCCTTAGAGATATTGCAAAATGTATTGTCGTAAGCCTCTACAAAAGCCTTTTGTTCGTCTAAAGTCATGCTAATGCCCCTTTCCATACTTCACCCAATTCATCCCAAGTTTTCCAAGATTCAACAATATTAGCCCTGTAATAAGGCTTACTAGTGCGAATGTTGACATAGGTCATTTCATCCCGATAACGTGCAACACGCTCAATTTGTTCAGCTTGCTCAATGGTTTCGCATTCAATAATGAGCTTATTTGTTTTATTTTCTGCCATTCCCCAACCTGACAAATATTTGTCGGTCATAGTCACATAAAAAACTGGTTTCATTTTCAAGCCTTTCAAAGTTAAAAAACCCCTTGCCTACACTGTAAGCAAAGGGTAAGGGTTTCAATATTCGCTAGTCAACAAATGAGTCCATGCAGTGCCGTTATACATTGCATAGGTTTTTATTTCATCCATCGGAAAATCAGTTAAAGGGATATATTGAGTCATCCAAATTAGCCCATTGCCATCATCTAGAGTCAATTCGGCATCTGTTTCTCCAATTTTCTTAAGTTTTACAGATACAAATTCAGTGTTTTCATTAAGCCCTTGTGTAGTCAAGTGGGAATCAATGGCATCAAATAGCCAATATGCCCCTGCTACCTCTGCCAAGTATTTGCAGCCATCTGTAAGCACTGATTTAGTGAGAGAATTCCATCTATAAAGGTTTTCCGATCCATAGAATTGGCTAAGATCAATTTCGTTTTTTGTTTCCATTTTTACACCTATTTCAAAGCCTAGGAAAATGCCTAGGTGATAGGACACTGTAAACAATGCCCTAAACCCTAGTTTTTAGCCCCAAATCCCTATGATTAGCATTAGACACGCAAACCCTGTTAGGCTTGCCCCTACTATGATTTTGTCGATTTTTTCCATTTTTACACCTATTTAGTTAAAGATAAACCAGTTACACGAAAACATTTACCATTAGACAATTCAACGTCTATTGTGCCAAATGGATGAATTTTTATGACTTTCACTTGTTGCACTTTGCCAAAAATCGGCATCGTGTAAATTTGATTAATTTGCAGTTTCATTGTGAACACCTATTAAATGAATGATGATTGATTGTGTGATAGTGTTAAACACTACACCATAGGGATAAACCCTAGGCAAAGCATTATTTTTTAGTTGATTTTGTTAGCCCATGCAATGCCTGAATCAGTGGCATGATAGGTATGGCATTCGTTATCGTGCGTTAAAAATTGACAACTAACCAGCGTATCCATAATAGATTGAAACTGATTTAATGATGCACCATGCCCCATTAAAGCAGCATAGATAACACCACTAGGCGCACCAGTAGGGCTAAGATTAGCTGATTCTATGATGCCCTTAGCTATGCTTTGCAGTGCTTGAATTTGATGATTATCCATTGTTAAACCTCTCAAAAAATGTTAATGAATCCCTAGGAAACCCCTAGGCATATGACCCCTAGAATTCTAAGGGTCATAAACCTATTGTTTATTGAATAGGTGTTGTTTGCGAAATGTGGAATACAGTGCTTGACCTACACAATTTTGTAGGGTTACCAGTGACTTTATCTTTTGCGTCAATATAGGTAACTACTTTGACCCCATGTTCCCCTTTATTGACTTGCCTGCCAAGGGCTTTCCATGCGTTATAGGTAAACACGTTTTCCCTAGGAATAATTTCACTAGGGCTAATTCCCTTGGCTATAAACCCTTGGATAATGTTCGGGATATTGAGCAGAGAATCACCATTTTTAGCCCTTTGCAGGCTTTCCATTTGTTGCAGTTGTTTATCCATTTTTAACACCTATCAAAAAAGTTAATGAAGCCCTAGGAAAAACCTAGGTGTAATGGCACTGTTTCCAATGCCATAAACCCTAGAATTTAAACGAATAACGATAATTATTTTCTGCTTTATAAGCGGATTCTTTCAAGTACTTCTCTGTTTTTTCCATTTGAAAGATAACCCACTGTAGCTGTTCAACAGTGTAGATTTTAGTTACCCGCTTGCCACTACCAGTAGCATGGATAACACTATATTTTCCGTCTTTTCGTTTGCCCTTAATGGTCAACGTGCTACCAGATAAACGTCCGTCTTTTTCAGTAGTGAATTCACCATACTGCTGTTTAAAAATCACAATGTTATTCATGTCAAAGCCTTTCAAATAGTACGACAGTGTACTGATAAGCCCTTTCGGGCTTACCGCTAAACTGTCAAGCCTGAGTCAAATCATATGATTCTTGCCATGTATCCATAAAAGAATTAACAGTATGGTCTATAACTGTTTCATCATCTTCTAAACCTAAAGCAGAGACCAAAGCCCAAGCAATTACATTGCCCTCAGAGTCTCTGATTCTCAATTGTGCCTCTTCTACTGATTCAATGCAGTCTATGATCTTCTTATAAGAATTAGACCTCTTAACTTCCCATACTTCACCATCATAAACAGAGACAGTGTAGCAATGCTGGAATGCGAATTTGACTAAGTGTTTGTATGCTTTCATTTTTTTAAGCCTTTTAAAGTGTTGAAAGAATTGTCCTAAGGACAGTATTACTAATGCACATACCATGCCAATATTTAACTTCCAGCAAAATCAAGCTATTCAATGATAGTACTCACTAACAGAGCGCACCAAACTGGTGATGTTAGTAAACACTCTGCCCCAAAAAAGGGATGTTAGTAGACGCTATTCACCAACATGGTGCAATAACTAATTGCAGTGAAATGGTGTTTCATAATGTGAAACCTAATTTATTGTATTCTGAATTCTGAATGTACTGATTGACTAGGCAAGATGTATGCCTGTTATGGTGCTGTAAACCCTTATGCATTATAGTGCAGTGCAT